TGATGAACCAAGATGGGACTTGGAATAAAGCCCAAGGTGGAACAGAGCTGATGAATTCAGCTCTGTATTCACGTGTTGATAACGACTTACTTGAGCAGTTCAATATTATCAAGTCCCGTGTTCGTCATGTAGATTCTGACAAACCAAATATCCTATGGCTCCACGACTTGTGGAATGATCCAGAGGCATTACACTTGAGAGAAGAGAATTCTCGTTCTCGCTTTGCTAAGTTGGTATTTGTATCTAACTATCAGTTGAGCACATATAATATGGGACTTGGTGTTCCGTATGCTGAGAGCGTTGTAATGAAGAACGCAATCGAACCAATTGAGGAACATACAAAACCGAAAGATCAGGTTCGACTCATCTATCACACCACACCGCACCGTGGGTTGAATATCGTATATGCGGCAGTTGATGCTATCGCTAAACAACTTGGTGATCAGGTTCACTTAGACGTGTACTCATCCTTTGAGGCATATGGTTGGAAAGAACGTGATGAGCCATATCTTCCTCTGTTTGATGCGATCCGCAATCACCCACAAATGACATATCATGGCTTTCAGCCAAACTCAGTAGTGCGTGAGGCACTGAAGGAAGCTCATATCTTTGCTTATCCGTCAGTGTGGCATGAGACTTCATGTATCGCAGCTATTGAGGCAATGAGTGCTGGCTGCGAAGTTGTTTGTCCTAACCTAGCAGCATTACCAGAAACGACAATGGGTTATGCTCGCATGTATCAGTTCCACGAGGATCAGAATGCTCATGGCAACATATTTGTAAACCTTTTGATGGCTGCTGTTCAACAACGCTTCGATGATGGTATGATCGCAAAGCTGAAGAACCAGAAGAATATGATCGACATGACATACAATTGGGACTTCCGTGCGGCTGAATGGGAAATGCTCCTACAAAATATTTTGAAAAACTGAAAAAAAAGTGTTGACATATGTTTTAGATTGCGATAGACTCTATGTGTAACTAAGAGAGGTAAGCAATGAAAACTGTTCACTATGTAGGTTTGACTGAGTCCCAATATCAGCGGGCACGGCAGATCTTTGGTGGTCCTGCTTACTATCACAAGTGGTTGGACGATCGGGTCTGGACTGAGGTCGGCGATGACGATGTCGTTGTTGTTGCCCAAGGTACTCGGTACAATCCTTATGTTTGGGACGCATCAGCAGTTCCTGCTTCATATACTGACTAGGAGTTTATTATGAGAAAACCAACGAAGTTTAAAAAACGCCGTAAGCCAATGTCACCAGAACAAAAGGCGGCTGCTGTCGAGCGTCTTGCAAAAGCACGTGCGGCTCGTCAAGCGGCTGCTGGTCCACCCAAGAACGTGGCGGCATCTGTTTTGGCTTTGGATGAGAACCATCCGTTTTCACTGAAGAATGTCCGTGGTTGGATTAAAACGCAACAAGAACTCCGTGCTGAATTGCGTAAGTCTGTTCGACAAAACGTAAAAGGTGCGATTGCTCGGTTGGCTTCTTGTGAGGCGTATATCCGAAATCTTGATCGGTATATCCGTGACGGTGAGTATGTTGACATGCGGTATGGTGAACACCAAGAGTTCGCAATCAAGTATCGTTGTGTGAAGCCAGCATACAATAAGGACGGCACTCCAAAGTATTCATATGGCGTGTTCTATGACGACTTAGGATACGTCTATGGGATGCAAGAAGATGGCTGATATTATCCAGTTTCCAAAAAACAATCGTGGTAATATTGAAATCATTCCCTCGCAGGATAACATTGCGGAGGGGGAAGATCCAACAGGGAAGCTGCTTGATGAACAAATCAAAAAGCTTTTAGATCAAGCAGATGAAATGGCTGACAGCTGGATTGACCATCTGGCTGCTCAGTTTGATGACGCAGAAATCGCAGAAATGAGTAGCGAATACTATCGTGATCTACACCATGTGGGCGAAGCAATCCGCTCTCTTATTTACAGGCATTTGGGTATACCTCACCCCTTCCAAAAATATGTTGACAATATGATTAAGTTGAGATACGATAATGGAGCAGTGATAGCTTCATGGGAAGATGAGGCTTTTGAAAACAATGATGAGTAAATAAAATGATTTTGTTAGACTTAAATCAGGTTATGATCAGTAACTTGATGAAACAGTTGGCGATGAACAAACAACAGATGGATGAGGGTTTGGTTCGCCATATGGTATTGAATAGCATTCGACTCTACAATGCTAAGTTTCGTGATGAATACGGTGAGATGGTTATCTGTTGCGATGACAAGAACTACTGGCGCAAGGATATCTTTCCTTACTACAAGGCGCACCGTAAAGAAGATCGAGATAAATCAGCCATTGACTGGAACGCAGTGTTTCAGCATCTGAATAGTATCCGTGATGATCTCAAAGAGTTCTTTCCTTACAAAGTGATCCAAGTAGATCGTGCGGAAGCCGATGACATCATCGGTGTCCTTACTAAGTCTAAGGGTGCGTTGTTAAACGCAGAACACACCGAACGTATTCTGATTCTTTCTGGTGACAAAGACTTTGCTCAGTTACAGAAGTATGTGAACGTTGATCAATACTCTCCTGTAATGAAGAAGTGGATCCGTCAGCCTGATCCGTATGCATATCTGAAAGAACATATTATGCGTGGCGATCGTGGTGACGGTATTCCTAACTTCTTGTCTGGTGACAATGTGATCATTGCCAAAGAGCGTCAGCGTCCTTTGTCAACCAAGAAGATTATGGATTGGATCGATAAGGATCCAAAAGACTTTTGTAATGAAGTTATGCTTCGCAACTATAAGCGCAATCAGCAGCTAGTAGACCTTGATTTCGTGCCTGACTATATAAGTGAAGAGATTCTTAAACAGTATGAGGAAAAGGAACCTGCTCCTCGTCGTGGTTTGATGAATTACTTTATTCGTAATAAATTAAAATTATTAATCGAACACATAGGTGATTTTTAAATGGCAAAAAAGACTTTTCACGAAATCTTTACTGAAGTCGATAAGACTTCAGGTCGTGGCAATAAAATAGCAGTTTTACATAAATACAGTAGTCCTGCGTTAAAAGCGGTTTTGGGATATACATATGATCCCACTGTGACATGGTTACTTCCAGAAGGAACTCCACCATACAAACCCACAGATGATATTGATACTCATAGTGTATTCTATGCCGAAATTCGTAAGCTCTATCTGTTCACTGATGGACCAAGCGATGCGCAGAAAAACTTAAAACAGACTCGACGTGAACAATTGTTTATTGAGATCCTAGAGTCTATTCATCCCGACGATGCGAAAGTCTTGATTGCTATGAAGGATCGCAGACTGCCGTATAAAGGGTTGACAGCTAAACTGGTACAGGAGGCGTTTCCTAATATGACAAAACACTGGGATTCAAATGTCTAAACGAATTAAGAAGTTCAGAGAACACTTCGAAGATGAAGATGGTGTTCGTATTCGTGAACAGCGTAAGCCACGAGCAAGTGAAAAGAATGCGTTGCGTAATGCAGTGAAATCTGGCAATTGGTCAGAATTTGAGGATGATTGGGATGACGAAGATAGCGATAATTATCGGTAACGGTATTAGTCGAAAAGAAATTGATCTAAACAAGCTCGTCGGTCAAGGAACTATCTATGGTTGTAATGCTCTCTATCGGGACTTCGATGGATATGATCATTTGGTAGCTATTGACGATGGCATGATCGAAGAAATAAAAGATAACCCTAAAGCAATTATTCCACCAGTAGATGAACGATATGAAAGTTCGGAATACAATCCGTTTGCTCGCCGTAGTGGGAATGCTGGTATGAATGCTATGTATGAGGCAATCAAAGCAGGGCACAAAATTCTCTATTGTCTTGGTTTTGACTTTATTCTCGAAGGAGACATCTCAGTTGATAATGTTTATAAGGATAGCGCAAACTATGGACCAGAGACTCATGCCAATCAGGCTGATAACTACTATCGTGTAAAGTATCTTGAGTGGTTCATGAATCGGTTTCCATCGGTTCAGTTTGTTTTTGTTATTCCAGATGACGTTGCGCACAAATCACTTGAAGCGGAGAATATCATCGGTATGACAACGTCCACGTTTATAAATAAATTATAACCATAAGGAGACTGTATGTCTTTAGAACTCACTGTTGTCTTAGTCGTTTTCGTTTTTGCTTGCGCATATTTCAGCTGGAAGGCTGGCTTCATGGAAGGTGTAGGAGCAGGAGCTGAACGTACTATCGTTCTTCTTGCAGAAGAAGGTATCGTTGAGATCCACGAAGATGAGAATGGCGAAGAATATCTCGAACCTGTCCAGTATGAGCCTGAACGAGAGAATATTCCCATTGATAGGAACTACCAAGGTTTCTCAGAAAAAAAGTGAAAAAAAAATCAAAAAAGGTGTTGACATTTGTTAACACCTTTATTATATTATAGGTGTAACTAAGAGAGAGGTTCTCCTATGATTAATCTTCCTGCTGTGTATGACGTTTCTGGTATCGGTGAAATCGACTATAACCAAGCCACTATCTGGCTTATGCGTTTACTTGACAATCCAGATAATAAAGATATTGTCGACGCTATGCTTCACTTGAAGAATATGTACGAGTGTGCTTGTGAGATTAACGAGGAGGATGACTGGCTTGGCGCATGGCGTTATGAAGTCGCCTCTTACAATATCGTTTATAACAAAATGAAAGGTTTGTTTGTATGATGTATTTCGTCCAAATTATCGGTGATCCATATGGCGGTTTGAATAAACAGCGTTGGGAAGGAATGACAAAGGAACAAGCTGA